ACTGTCGTGGTCTATACCTGGGATAGGTTAGTTCTTCATTTAGTAGCTCTAACACTTTCAAATAGAAGAACACTTTTCCCCAGGAATAGAGAAACACCACTCAAGTGAGTTCTGGCTTCAGACAATAATATAATTATATGAAGCTTCAATTGAGTGAAAGAAAATCCAATTTATTTAATCTTTGAGCAAGGCAAAAATATTCAAGCAAAATACATATCAAAATCTTACCCAAGCTGGAGAGTCTCAATCTCACCCTGGACGCAGCCAAGTCTGTGAGAAGAGCTCCCGTACAATCTACCATAGCCCTTTTATATGCTGCTAATATCAGAAACATGCAACTAAAAGTTTAAAGTTATGCAAAATCTACTTTCAGTACACAGTTTCGAACCTTAAATGAAGCAACCCTTTAAGATAGGAGATTAGAACATTTCCTCTACCCTAAAGGAGCTTCCTGTGTACGAGTCACGTTTTTCAGTCTCTTAAAGGTGATGTAAGAGTTCCAGAAATAGGATTCGAACAGTTCAAGAAGAGTAGGCTCTAGATGTAAGACGGTGACTTAGCTCCTACACCAAGCTCCCGCTCTGTTACATGCCGAAAGTTGTTCTTCTCTTCTAGGTCCTCTTCTCGTGACATCATCAGATGATTAAGCTATACTTTGTTTACTAACATTGATAGTTACCATTACAGTTTCTTTTCTCATACCCTAAGTGTCTAAATGACTAAAGAATACATGGTTTCGATATGAGTACATGAACGAGAGTAACTTATTCACTACTTATCTTAACTAAGTACCTAAAAGAGGATTCGAACCAAAAACTTCCCGAGAAGCAGAGGCAGCAAAGTTTCCACACCTCTAGTCCCCAGGAAGTTTAGTCAGGAATATATTTTTCTACCCTTTATATGTCTTGAACATGTAAGGGCAAAACTTTCCCCGAGTATGACAGATACATAACCACTCTGCCACCTCGGACACAGTTGCTAATCCAGGTAAATTCAGGCTTTCTATTCAGAGTCAGATGACTCAGATGTTGCCCTATCCAAGAACTTTAGCTCCTGCAATAATGGTTTTAATTCAGGATCACAGGCTATAAATTTTCTTCCGTCAGGAAGTATCACTTTTGTTCCTTTAGGAAATTTGGTATTAACAAATTTAGTAAGCCAATTATTGCTCTCCATTCCAAGGATATCAGTGGTCCCTCCGGGATAAAAGAGCTTTTGTTGACACTGATTTATATGGCACAATAATTCCTCTCTTTCTGACATTTCTTCTTCCTCATCGTCACTAGATGGCAGCAGAGAGTATTCTCCTCTGTGAGAATTCTCTTTGGCCCATGACACCCTCTCCTCCCTGTTCCCAGAGGCACTTCCAAATATGTCAAAATGAGATGCCTTAAAAACTTTGACTCTGGGATGCAGGGAAGCAACATCACTTGGATCATCAGCTTGTGCTCTCCAAAGCATATTCAAAGTTTTCATCATAATACATTGCTGTGTAAGAGGATTGTGAGAAATATAATTCATCCAAATGAGAAAGGGTCTCATACAATAAGGTAAAAGATTCCTATGTCTACGCACAGTCATTTTTGGATCCCAAAGGGGATCATGTTCGGGATCAAGACTATACAGGCACCATTCTTCTAGGTTACACTCTCTAGGGTCTCGTATATTTTGTTTCCAACATAACAACTTACAGAACAAAGGATCACAATCTGGGTCGGTTCTAGAACCTGTAATACATCGCCCATTACACATTAACACATAGGTTTCAGCAGCTGTAGCTGCGACTTGTATCAGGCCTATTCCTGGTACCAATAATTCTCTAGTTAGCATAGTCAAATCCCTCTCCCCACAATCCTTCCAACCAGGAGATAAAAGATACTTCTTCCATGGGTCTCCCAGATTCACTAGACGGGTGACCACGTTCTGAGGGTTGTCCCAAGCCATCACATACGGACTCAGAATTGGAAGGAGTGGGCCGGGAACATCCTGCTTCTTGATGGTCGCTTCGGCATAAGCTATAAGATGTTGCAGGACGAATAGGATCCGTCTTGGGTGTTCCGGATTCCTTCCGACTGCTCAGGAAACAAGGAGAGTTTTGCACATGCCTTCTCATAAGAGTTAGACCTTTAGTACCAGTCTCAGTAAGTCCTTTCTCATATAAATAATATTTAGTATTGAGAACTATATATCCACTTTCAGGAATTCCCTTATGACATTGGTTGCATATATAATACAACTTTTGCTTCCCTCCAAAGGATAATATTTTTACAAAAAAGTGATCCCTTATCCAAATAACAATTTTACTGGTATGCATAGACAAAAGGGCTAAAGAGATCAAAGGTTCTTCTTTATTACCTGATGTAAGGTCCAAACCAGGAGTGGAGTGAGAGTTAAAATCCTCTTCAACCCCCTCAGTTACTGGTCCTTCTTCCGGGTAGTTTGAAGCCATCCTATGACTTTAATAATCAAAATTATGCAGAATATGATCACAAATCCCAAAAGGACAGGTTTCACATATCCCAGAAAACTAAAGGCAGTTCCAAAAATACCTCCAGCAGTGTCCTTTATGAAGTTACCTACTCCAGAAACGAAGTTGGAGATTGTAGGCCAAACGTCTTTAGTTGCTTCTCCAAGGAGCTGCAGCCACTCTGGATAGTCTCCTTCGTGAAGGTCTAAGCGTAGAAGTTCTGCCTTGGCTCTTGCGACTTGCTCTTTTATAGTTTCCCAGCTGCTGGTGATTTCTATTTGAATTCCTTTTATTTTTGCAATCAAGCTTGTTAGCCGAGGGACTCTTAGTTCCAATTGAGGAACAGATGGTGCATATTTTGTTACTCTTAGTTCCTGTTTAAGTGGCCTTTTAAACTCTTTATCAAAACAGCTGATCGTGTCATTCACTGTTATAACCACAGGCACGTAAGCTGGTATGCCACAGTCTGTAGTACTTGATAAAACCAAATAACTCCCATTCTTTAGGGGTTCAATTTCCAAGTATTCATCTGTAAGTGGTTTAGTTAGCACTGGGCAGTCTGAACCAGTTCCATTTCCACAAGGAGGAAGTTCTGTTACTTCTTCACATATTATATAGTCTTGGTCAACACATTCTTCCATATGTAAATATATATTTGTTCCACATTCCTGGTTTAATACTTCAAATGGTTGTTGGATCCACACCTTAGATAAATATCCTGCATTCCTTACAAGGTGACCTAGATTCTTTATATTCCAATTCTGTGTATATATAGTGGTAGGAATAATAATCTCATAATATAAATATATTTCCCATGCAGTAGAAGTGTTTAAATTTCTGGTTTGTTTGACATTGTAAGGAATACACCTTGCAGTTTTCCTTATTACTTTCATTATATTATCTGAAACACCTAATTCTTCCTGAATCCATGAATCATTTATAAACCTCCAGTCAATTCTATTTTCTAAAGTAAGCAATTTTAAAGAGGTTAAGTGATTATGTATATGTTCTATTTGTATTCCCTCTCCTAGGGACACAATATCATCCAAATTGGCTTCCATTAGAGTGACAACATGATCTCTAAGCAAATGTACTCCCTTGGCCAACTTTTGATCATTCAGGTCAGAAATTTTGGCCACAGTAGTAATTGCATTGGCCAGGCCTAAGCCTGCCTCTTGCATTCTTCTTAGGTTTTCTGTACTTACGGACCTTCTTTGTCTTCTATTTTTCCTTCCTTCACAAGAGGTTTTTTGTTGTTTATTTTGTTTCTCATATTTAGGCCAAGTGAAATTATTAACCGGAATGAAGGCCTCATCTACTGATTGATGAGTTAGATTTCCGAATATCACATCTAGTTTGGATAACACTTCATCTATACCATATTCCATGGCCTGATTTACACATTCTGCTAATACAGATGACAGAGTATAATTCTTCTTCCAGACTCGCTTTTCTTCAATACAGATGGGGGATGGAAAAGAGTTAGTATATGCTAGCCATCCCCAATCTTCAGTGTTCTCAGTTCCATCATACAAAGGTCTATAATAACACATGTCATTATTATAGCATTGCACTGACTCAGAGTCATATTTGTTTCTCCAAAATCTGCAAGCATATGGATGGTCTTGTCTAGTTCTATTGAAGTTCTTACATGCAGGATGAAGAGTAAGATTGTGTTGGTAATATCCACAATCTCCTTCCCATAGTGAGAAAGTATAATATGTTTTGTTTAATAATAATACTGCTCTTGGCATATTACAGATATCATATGGATTAAAAGGTCTGAATAGCATACCAGAGCCTACAGGGCTCAATTCCTTTGGAAAAGCTATATTTCGTAAAGTAGGTTGCTTTTTCCTTTTCATAAGTACTTTTGCTATATATGCTTGAGCAAAGGATTGTTGTACCGAAGAGGGTAAATCACGTGGATACCAATCACTATATAGTGCATCAGAACAAAATATTCCATGTGTGGCATTTTGTCTAAATTCATCAGGAACCTTAAAACTGCCTATCCTAATGTTACCATAGGAATTTATTCTCGTCCAATTGGAGGGTACTTTAAATGGCAATGGTATATAATACTTCCATATAGTGTGGTTCCTATACTTCAGGTTATTTCCAAAGCGAGGAGGTAATGGACATTGATCTTGTATTAAATCTTGTGAAGGCCAAACTTTATTTCCATTAAAAGCTATAACATAACAATGTCCATATTTTTGAAAGCATCTCTTCTCTATGTATTCCTTTTGAGTTAGAGGGTCCTTGGTGGGTAAGTCAAAAGGTAATACTGTCTTCTGCAATTGCTCCATCTCTTCATTAATTGTTGAAACTAAATATGCTTTCTGTTGTTTGATATGACCTTGAGTAATGGTATCAGAATCAATAAGAATTACTTGAGAAAGACCTAAAGTTCTTTCTTTGTGAAGTATGGGTTTTGGTTGAGGTGCAAAGAAAAGACCTTGTGGGATCCCTGAGATGTTAACCTCTACGGGAAGTTTGTGGTATTGTATATCACGTCTCCGTCTGAAGGAAGAGGAAGTATTTCCTCCCACGGTTACATGTGAATTAGTCACCTGCCAACTTAAAACTGGGCCAGGATGTGTTATTGCTTCTTTCCATTGATATCTAAGAATACTTATAATTGTACTCAAAGTAACTATTGAAAAACATAGAAGAAAGAATAGTATCCAAAACATTATTCTAGTAGAAGTAGCACACAAAGTATAACATCTATATCGCATCCTCATTTTTAAAGGTACCTTCTCTGGTACCAAATGAATATCCTCAGGTATGTCAACATGCAACTCAGGATGAGTCAACTGAAGTTTCTGTAGTTGTTTGTGAGCATTCCATTCCATCCATTCCTTCAGGGTCATCACATGTTCTTGTTCCATTATGCTGGTGTGCTGTAGGTTTTAAATTGTCAATACTCACAGGTTTCCGTTGGCCTAGATGGTCCACTATAATCACAGTTCTAGGATTCAATATTTCCAAGACCTTTGTAGGCTTCCTCCACTTAGGCCTTAATTGTGACGGCCTGTACACCCTCTCCTGGACCAGCTGGCCAACGTATGGTGACCAACCAGAGCAGGTGGGGGGTCGTACAGGGTGTTGTAAAGATTCACGAATTTCCTGCAAGAGAGCAAGTTCTTCTTCTCTTGTCCAGTCCAAGGTATCCTTATTAGCAAATGGTAAATTACAATCAATTCCAAACATTAGTTGATGAGGAGTATACTTGGTGCTGACAACATGAGTGTTATTTAGAGCAAGTTGCACACTGGATATGAGGTTATACCACTTCAAAGGCCTCCCAACCAAGAGCTTAGTTAAAAGTTTCTTAATTTCACTGTTTTTCCTTTCCACTTTCCCACTACTTTGAGGGTGGTAAGGAGTACTGAATTCCAATTGTATATTCCTTTCCTTTGCCCACTGAGCAAATTCTTCAGAAGTAAATGCTGATCCTTGATCAGAATGCAGCACCTTTGGAATTGCTAGTCCAGTGAGATGAGTAAGAACTTTAATTGTGGCCTTGGAGGTTTGAGCCTTAGTGGGGTACAACCAAGTAAATCCAGTGGCAGCATCTACCACAACTAAAACATGCACATAACCTTCTGATGGTGGCAATGGCCCAATGTAATCCATATAAAATTTATCAAAAGGTTTGGTTGGGTGTACAATAGCTTGAGGGCTAATAGGTTTCAAATTTAAAGGATTTACCATCTTACATACATTACATGTAGAAAGAAAAGATGATATATCTTTTTTCATTTTTGGCCACCAATAATTTTCTTGAATTTTTAATAACACGGCTTCTCGTCCTGCATGACTAATGTCATGTGCTTCTTTAATAAGTTTGTATCGTTCTCGGGAAGGAGGAATTTCCCTCCAACCATCTTTTCTTAAAACCATACATTTATCATTGCGCAATTCATATGTATATTGTTTTGGATAACCAACAGGTAATTTTTCATTATTTTGACATGCTTGAATTGCCTTTATTTGCTCAATGTCCAGCTTGGGATTTTTAGTCGTATGTACTTTAAAACTAGCTTGCGTGGCCAGTTGATCAGCCAGATTATTTCCGTAAGCATGAGGAGATGAGTCAAGTTTTTGGTGACCTGGCTCATGGGTCACAACAACATCTGGCCTTAATTTTTTAAAGTCAGCAACTGATTTCCATTTACTAATATGTTTCAAAGGTTTCTTCCTGTTATTCACAAAGCCATTAGAGGCCCAAACATCAAGTTCCTCATTATATGCTTTTGCAACATAATTGCTGTCAGTAACCACAAGAATGTTTCCTCCCAAAGGCAAACATTTTTTAAGGGCAAACTCAAAAGCAGCTATTTCTGCAAATTGTGCTGTATGATTCCCCAAACTAATTGACCATTCCTGTTGCTTTTGTAAATTTCCATCTTTATTCATAAAATAAACTATTCCCATTCCAGCATTTAAGTGTCCCTCTTTAGTAGGGGACGTGATAGCAGATCCATCAGTATAAAATACATGTTGAAAATTGCTAGGATGTTTTTTATTATTTTCTCCTATGTCTACAGCAGGCAAATCTTTTAGAGCAGGCATCTGTGGATCATAAAAGAACCTAATTCTCGGATCTTCCAAATAAGAAAGCCAACTCAACCATCGAGAGGCCAAAGCCTTTTTAGCAGTCTGTGGTGTTTTTTGAATATTTTGCATGGATACAATGGGGGAATAAACATGAATGTTTTGCCCCATTGACAAGTCCAAGGCCTTTAAAAGACCCTTGTGCACAGTGGTCAGCAATTTCTCTAGTTCAGTAAATTTCAATTCAGTTTTGCTGAACACTATACTTACATAGGAAATTGGCTTCTTTTCCCCTTCATTATAATACCTTATATATCCTGTTGTATAACTAGCATTAACTTTCATGATCAATGTTTTATCTCCCCTTCTTCCTTGCAAATATTCTGCCTCATTGAGTTTAGTAATTAAAGTTTCCAGAGTGGTTGAGTGTTCTGTTTGCCAAGGAACATAATTCTTGGTAGACTTTGGTATCAATGCATATAAAGGAGCTATTAGCTCAGTAAAGTCAGGAATAAAATTTCTGGCAAAATTTAGAAGACCTAATATGCTTTGTAATTGTTTAAGAGTGGTAGGGGCAGTAACATTTTCCAATTTTTCTTTAAAAGTATCTGTTAGGCCTCGGCCTTCATTAGTAATCTGAAAACCAAGAAAATCCACAATAGAATTGGCAATATTGGATTTCTTAAGAGATACTATATATCCCGCTTCATTTAATCTATTAAACAAAATTTCCAGATATTCCAAATGTTCTTTTTCAGAATCATGACTAATATATACATCATCCACATAAACTTCCACGTTGGGAATTCCCTGTAGAAGATCTACAACATCTCCAGTAAACAGCCCAGGGCTGTTTAAAAAACCTTGTGGTAAAACAGTCCAACAATATTGTTTTCCTTGCCAAGTGAATGCAGTAATCCAATAATCCTCTGGGACAATGGGGTGTGCCCAGAAACCATTGGATAAATCAATTGTAGTTTTATATCTACCTTTAAAGAGACTTCCTAAAATTCCATACGAGTGTTGATTTTGTACAGCTATCAAAGGTGTGACTTTATTTACTGCTCTGTAGTCCAGTACCATTCTCCAGCGACCATTTGGCTTGGGTACTGGGTAGACAGGAGTGTTCATAGTACTTTCCTTTTGAATTAGTACCCCTTGTTTTAGTAAATCATTAATCACAATCTGAATGTCAGGTTTTGCCTTTGGATTAATATGATACTGTTTCTGAGGTGTGGGTTTTACCGTACCAGTTGCTATTTTATGTGGCCTAATTTTTCTATGACCCACCTGATTCTCCCAACTTTGCCATAAGGCACTATATTTTTCAAATAATCGTTTTAATTCTTCCTTTCCTTTTTTAGATAAAATGGAATTATTAAGTAAAGTCCTTTGTTGCTCTTCTAAATCTAGTTTAATAGTTAATTCTAGAGGTTTTTTCAAAATCCAAGGTGCATCTCCAGGAGTTATGATAGCATAGTCCAAAGCTGTCCCTATTACTTCTGTATTAATCCTTCTACCATCTATTTTTAAATTTACATAATATACATCTTCTTCCTGCGTTCCATGTATAGTTGTCACATTTTGCTGCCTAACAGGTTCTTCTTCTTGAAGCAAGTCCTTTGGAACACAGGTAATATCGGCTTGGGAGTCCCAGTAACCTTTAATCTTTACCCCCTTTCTTTCCACCGTCAGCGGCTTCAGCAGATCCATTTTTAGTTTCGTTTTCGGACGCTTTTACTGTATGTACTGCGGCAGCGTTTCCTCCTCCATTTCTTGGACCTTGACCTCTTCCTCCTCCTCTGGGATTGCCTCCTGGCCGAGGTCCTTGATCAGGCCCTCGGTTCGGTGGGGGTCCCTGCTGTTGAGGATTACCGCCGTCTCCGAATCGTCGGTATGGGTTTGGTCCTGGTGGTCCTTGGCCGTAACGCTGAGGCTGCTGCGGATTTCTTCTAAAATTATATCCTCCTCCACTTCCACGAGGAGGTTGCGACGGTCCTCTCTGATCTCTCTGTTCGGGAACATCAGAGTGTTGCTGTTGTTGTCTAGGGGGTCTATAAGATTGGTTATTTCTATTTTGGGGTCTTGGCTGATTTAGTTGACCTTGTTGAGATCGTCCCTGGTTCCGAGATCGAGCCTGCTGTGGCTGTGTTTGTACCCGTGGCCTAATACTTTGCCCATGTATATTAAGGCCCAGCATAGTATATAGATTATTAATGACCCTGGGGAAATTTTCTGCTCGTTGTATATCATCTCCCATTAGGTCAAATTGTGACTGAGCATTGGTTACCAGGGCTTGTCCCGGTAAGAGAGTCCTGATTATTCCCCATACTAAGGACCAGTTTCCATCTGTAAATTGCATCCCCAGATTAAATGCAGTTTGTATGCCTTCCTTTTTATTAATATCACTTAATACTCCTGCCAATTCATGTTGGGCTGCAGCACCGTGAGCTTTTCTCCATAAAGCTGATATGGCAGCGTTCCAGCTTCCGGCCTCATTCTCAGTCAATGTTAGGCCGGGATGGGATGCTACTAAAGCATTAACTACCCTCATACGGGTGACTTGGTCCACTATGGGAAATACTCCTTCAATAGCGGCTGTAGATCTTCCAAGCCATAGGGCGACATCTCGTGGATTTGGTGGAGTATTACCAATAACCGACCTAAGATGATTAATCGGTATTACTGCCCCTATTACTGGTTGTGGCTGTAAGATTGCTCCTGGTATAGGTCTACCCACACCTCCAACTTGCAATCTCTGTAAAGCTTCTCGTAATAATCTTATCTCATTTCTAGCTGCACCAATAGTTCCTACTTCTGTTTGCATTTCTTCATCAGTGATAGGTTGAAACCCTTCAGATAAACCATCTCCAGGCTGTAATCTGCCATCTCCAAAAGGACCATGTCTTTCAGGTCCTCTGGCAGGCTCTAAGTCCAAGAAGGCGGTTCTTATTAAATTATACGGCCCTGCTATCAAGATATCTTCTCTCAGATTTATTATCCCAGGTTCCAAATCATATCCAGGAACCTGTAAAGGTTGTCCTGTGTTATCTTGTAATCGTATTGCCACTCTAGCCCACCTATCACCTGGACCCCAAGGTCCTCCTGTAAATCTGACAGCAATAACATCTCCATGTCCTGGATTAGGTTGTAAACCATTATTTATATACAGTTGCTGCAATTGAAGAGGGTTTAATTCTCGAGCCATCCTTCCTCAGTAAGGTAAGGTCCCTAGGGATTATTCTCCTCAGCTTAATTTAAATTTCACTCAATCGGGCCCCACGTTGGGCGCCAACTGTCGTGGTCTATACCTGGGATAGGTTAGTTCTTCATTTAGTAGCTCTAACACTTTCAAATAGAAGAACACTTTTCCCCAGGAATAGAGAAACACCACTCAAGTGAGTTCTGGCTTCAGACAATAATATAATTATATGAAGCTTCAATTGAGTGAAAGAAAATCCAATTTATTTAATCTTTGAGCAAGGCAAAAATATTCAAGCAAAATACATATCAAAATCTTACCCAAGCTGGAGAGTCTCAATCTCACCCTGGACGCAGCCAAGTCTGTGAGAAGAGCTCCCGTACAATCTACCATAGCCCTTTTATATGCTGCTAATATCAGAAACATGCAACTAAAAGTTTAAAGTTATGCAAAATCTACTTTCAGTACACAGTTTCGAACCTTAAATGAAGCAACCCTTTAAGATAGGAGATTAGAACATTTCCTCTACCCTAAAGGAGCTTCCTGTGTACGAGTCACGTTTTTCAGTCTCTTAAAGGTGATGTAAGAGTTCCAGAAATAGGATTCGAACAGTTCAAGAAGAGTAGGCTCTAGATGTAAGACGGTGACTTAGCTCCTACACCAAGCTCCCGCTCTGTTACATGCCGAAAGTTGTTCTTCTCTTCTAGGTCCTCTTCTCGTGACATCATCAGATGATTAAGCTATACTTTGTTTACTAACATTGATAGTTACCATTACAGTTTCTTTTCTCATACCCTAAGTGTCTAAATGACTAAAGAATACATGGTTTCGATATGAGTACATGAACGAGAGTAACTTATTCACTACTTATCTTAACTAAGTACCTAAAAGAGGATTCGAACCAAAAACTTCCCGAGAAGCAGAGGCAGCAAAGTTTCCACACCTCTAGTCCCCAGGAAGTTTAGTCAGGAATATATTTTTCTACCCTTTATATGTCTTGAACATGTAAGGGCAAAACTTTCCCCGAGTATGACAGATACATAACCACTCTGCCACCTCGGACAAAGTTGCACAATCCAGGTAAATTCGGGCTTTCTATTCAGAGTCAGATGACTCAGATGTTGCCCTATCCAAGAACTTTAGCTCCTGCAATAATGGTTTTAATTCAGGATCACAGGCTATAAATTTTCTTCCGTCAGGAAGTATCACTTTTGTTCCTTTAGGAAATTTGGTATTAACAAATTTAGTAAGCCAATTATTGCTCTCCATTCCAAGGATATCAGTGGTCCCTCCGGGATAAAAGAGCTTTTGTTGACACTGATTTATATGGCACAATAATTCCTCTCTTTCTGACATTTCTTCTTCCTCATCGTCACTAGATGGCAGCAGAGAGTATTCTCCTCTGTGAGAATTC